CTGTTAACACAATACCTGACCAAAACTTGTCTATTAGACAATTACTAGACAGACACTCCAGAGGTTTACCTCTTGGAGCATCACAAAACCAGGGAGAATATTTCGACACCGAAATTCCCCGATTCGATGATCTAGTCGACATGATGGAACATAAAAAACAATTAGTTAAAGAACATAAAGCTTTAACTAAAAAAATTGAAGCTGAGCAAAAAGCTCAAGCTGAAAAACAAAAAGCTACTGCCGAAGCCGTTGAAGTAGCTAAATCAAACCCTATAAAAAGTGCTGAATCTTGATTCGGCATTTTTATTGGGTAAAACTGCGATGATAATCGCTAGCACTAATATCATACTTGATATATTAGTGCTAATTGACACCAATACAACTTTAAACGACCAAAAAACGAAAACGAAGTGAAAGTAAATAGGGGAGGTAAAGATAAAAACGTGTCAAAAAAAACAACCAAAATCATAAAGATTTGGTAAATAAAAAAAAATCACTATATTGCATAAACAAAGAGGTATCTACCTCTGTTTAACATATTATAAATTATAGTTCAAATTAAAATTAACACTTATGGAAACAAAAAATTTCAAAACTGAAGAAGAAAAGAAACACGATGAATCAATTCGAAAAATCGTATTACAACACTGTGTGGCTTGCCACCAACAACTCGATCTCTTACAACTTAGGCTTATCAACTTTGATGATCTGGTTAAAGGAGTTCAAGATACAATTCAGTTAACAAACAAACAACTTTCGGAATTAAATTTCGAAAAAGCAGGAGTAACAATTCCTTCAAAACTTAAAAAAGTATAATGGCAGGATTATTAACACCAATTATTGCAGGACTAGGCTCTCTTGGGTCTAGTCTTATTTCAAACCGAGGCGCTCTTAGAAGACAACAAGCTGCAGATGCACAGAATATAAAATTCTGGAAAATGCAAAACCAGTATAACACTCCGGTTAAACAAATGGAAAGACTACAAAAAGCAGGACTAAATCCTAACCTCATATATGGCAGTGGTTCAGCTAACACCGGTGTAGCCGGAAGTGTAGCGCCATCAAAACCTGCACCTTACAATATTAAAAACCCTGTACCCCTACAGGCTATGTTATTACAATCACAAATTGCAAACTTAGATTCAGTAACAGAAAAAAATAAAGCAGAAACAGAAAAAACTTTAGGTTTAACACCATCACTTATAAAACGAAGTGATAAACAACTTGAAATTTTAACAGAACAAAAATTGCAACAAGCAGTAAAAACTGGACAAATTACACAACAAGAAAAAGCTAAAACTAAATCTTTAATAGCTAAAGCTCAAATTGATGTTCAAAACGAAGGTTTTAACAAAGCTTACACAAAATTTAAATCAGGATTATTAAATATGGGCGTTGACCCACAAGGTTCAGTATGGAACACTTTAATAAAATTCTTTGCTAACATGTTTAGCAACAAAAGATCAAACTTTTTAACAAACCCACAAGAAATATTTAAAAACTAATTATGAGTATATTCAGTAAAGTGGCTATGCCACGACCACAAACTAACACATTTGACCTATCACACGATAGAAAATTCTCAGGAAAAATCGGAGAATTAATGCCAATCTCCGTTATGGAAGTAGTACCAGGAGATAAATTTGATATTAAGGCAACTAATCTTACTAGATTCGCACCGCTTATCACACCAATCATGCACCAAGCAAGTGTCTATTGTCACTTTTTCTTTGTGCCAAACAGAATATTATGGCCAAACTGGGAAAACTTTATATCAGGTGGAGAAGATGGTCTTGCAGACCCAACATTCCCTACTGTAGACTTAACAATTCCAACTCAATATGGAGTTCAAACACTAGCAGATTACTTAGGATTACCAACAGGTTCTCAACTTTCAAACGTATCAGCTTTACCTTTCGCTGCTTATCAGAAAATTTATCAAGATTATTACAGAGACGAAAACTTAATAACTAAAACAGATGTTACGTTATCAGACGGAACACAATCAAACACAGATACAATTGAACTTAGTTCAATGAAAAAAAGAGCATGGCAACATGATTATTTTACTTCTGCCCTTCCTTGGACACAAAGAGGACCAGAAGCAACAATACCATTAGGAACAACTGCACCTTTATTATATGAAAGTAATCCAGGTAATCCTACTATATTTAGAAATAATGTAGACGGATCCCCAATAGCTAATATTACTTTTGATGGTGCAGCTGCTTTAAAAACTGCCGGAAATCAAGGTTATTTAAACGCTACTTTACCTCAATCAACAAATATTGATATTGATGTTTCTGCTGATATGGTTGCTGATTTATCACAAGCAACTGCTTCATCAATAAACGATTTAAGACGAGCATTTAGATTACAAGAATGGTTAGAAAGAAACGCAAGAGGCGGAGCCAGATACATAGAAATAATAACAGCCCATTTTGGCGTAAGATCATCAGACGCTAGATTACAAAGGCCAGAATTCCTTGGAGGGTCATCAACACCCATTACCATAAGTGAAGTTTTGCAAACGTCAAACACAGCAGGCGCAACTGGAGCCGACGCTACCCCTCAAGGTAACATGGCCGGACATGGAGTATCAGTAGGTTCATCAAATTATGTTTCATACAGAGCTGAAGAACACGGTTACATTATAGGTATTATGTCAGTCATGCCCAAAACCGCTTATCAACAAGGAGTACCAAAACATTGGAAAAAACTCGACAAATTCGATTACTATTGGCCAAGCTTTGCAAACATTGGAGAACAACCAATTTATAACGAAGAGCTTTACCACCAAAATAATTCAGACGATGCAGAAGTATTCGGATATACACCGAGATACGCTGAGTACAAATATATTCCATCTACTGTTCACGGAACATTCAGAACATCTTTAGATTTCTGGCATATGGGAAGAATATTTAGTACCAAACCAACATTAAATGCTGACTTTATAGAATGCGACAGTGCAGAAGTAGACAGAGTATTTAACGTACCATCAGGAGAAGAACATTTATATGTGTATTTACACAACGAAGTAAAAGCAACAAGATTAATGCCATACTTTGGAACACCAACAATTTAGAAATCATGGGATACAGAAGATCAAAACGAATTAAAAGAAAAGGCATGGCTTTCAAAAGAAGAAGCCGAATGCAAAAAAAGAAATCTAGAAAATATAACTCATATAGAGTAGCTAGAGGCGGTATTAGATTATAAGTAGGTCTGGGGACCTGCTTGGTCCCCCCTACACTAAAAACCATCATTATGCAGTGTTTCACACCATTTAGAGTCCGTAATAAATCGAAAGATTATAAAAATCAGAACTTAATGGTCAATGTACCATGCGGTAAATGCCTTGCATGTAAAAAACGCCGAGCTTCACATTGGAGCTTTAGGCTAAACGAAGAAGCAAAGACTTCTTCTTCAGCATGCTTTATAACATTAACATACGAAAAGGCCCCAATTTCAGAAAACGGCTTTCAAACCCTTGTAAAAAAGGATTATCAACTTTTTCTAAAAAGACTAAGAAAAAAATGCCCTACTAACAAACTTAAATATTATGCTTGTGGAGAATATGGAACCAATACACACCGCCCTCATTATCATGCTATTTTATTCAATCTGCCTAAATCTCTTATTGAGCGTCCTCAAGTCATTGCTGACACTTGGACTAAAGGTCATATTCACATTGCTAACAATAATCAACTTACTATTAATTACGTGGTTGGTTATATAACCAAATCAAACTTTCAAAGGTTTAATACCCACGACGACAGACTACCAGAATTCTCTTTAATGTCAAAAGGCATGGGTCTTGGATATCTATCCAACGCCATGAAAAAATATTATAAAGACAGAGAAATCTTTTGCATAGTTAGAGAATCAGGACAAATTATATCAATGCCTAGATATTACAAAGAAAAAATCTTTGATAAATCAGAGCTAAAAAAAATGTATAAAAAATATATCGAAGAACAAGAAACAAACTTCGAAGAAATGTTCAACTCAGGAAAAGACGAGCATGAACATTATAAAAATATTATCAGACGAGATAATAAACAGCAAATGCTAAAACGATTAAAAATTTAACACTTATGAAACTTAAAAATGCTTATCAAAAATCAAAGTACAAAGGAAAGAAAATGGATCAGACTGTTAACACAATACCTGACCAAAACTTGTCTATTAGACAATTACTAGACAGACACTCCAGAGGTTTACCTCTTGGAGCATCACAAAACCAGGGAGAATATTTCGACACCGAAATTCCCCGATTCGACGATCTAGTCGACATGATGGAACATAAAAAACAATTAGTTAAAGAACATAAAGCTTTAACTAAAAAAATTGAAGCTGAGCAAAAAGCTCAAGCTGAAAAACAAAAAGCTACTGCCGAAGCCGTTGAA